GACTAGCTTTATGAGCTATAATAGATTTATCTTTGGTGAACATGAGTGATTGCATACGGAAGGCTGCCGCAGACGCAGCTGAAACTTCTTTAGGAGCGATACCTGCAAGGTTACTCCAAGTCTGAGCCTGCAACCACAGCTGAACAGGGTTAAACATACCCAGTTTAGTATGGAAAGCGAAGGCTCGTGCGTAAGTAAACGGGTCCTTGGTCATAAACAGGAGAGAATCAGATGCCCTCTGGGCCTTTTCTGTTCCGTACTTCTGCCATACCTTATCTACAATCTTACCGTAGGTCCATTCCAGCTTCTCTCTGAACTCAGATGGAGTACCCAGCAGATGCCTAGTAGCTGCAGCAGTATTCTTAGCAGCAGCCAGACGTGCAGGATCAACCCCTGTCTTCCACACAGGATCGTGTAGAACAGCCAGAGGATTCTGGAGTAGTTGTTCAGTAGGTAGATCCAAAAGATCTCCAAACTCAGAGATGAAATGGTCTACAGATGTGATCTGCAAATCATTCATAGCCCTACCGCGCATAACGTTGGTCAAGCCTTTGTTAATAGCAGCCAGTGGATCGATCAACCTAGGTTTGTTGATACGGAATATAGGATTATTTTCTGTACCTTCCTTACCTGCAGCATCTAGATCAGGGTCTCTTTGTCCTGTGAATTTCTTTTGAATATTCCTGTAGAGGTTGAACTGAGAATCGATTGTGTCTTCAACACCCTGTTCTTCCAGATACCTTTTGAAGTCGGGATTATCTGTAGTACGATCCCCAGCTTTAACAGCCATAAAGGGTGTATCGGGGTCCAATGCTCCATCAACATCCGGGCCCTCATCTTGGCCCTTCTTGAATTTATGCCATATGCTATTACCATCAAGACCAGAACGCTCAGCAGAAGCCACGAAGTCCCTTTTGTTTCCGTTTCTAAAAGTCATCCTAAGGTTTTCAAAGACCTTGGTCATCTCTTTGACCTCAGCCATAGAGACACCATTAAGTACAGCTCTGTCTCCTCGGAATAGCTTGTTACCGAACTGAGATAGCTTTATCATACCCTGTTTGATATAGAAAGGATCACGATAGATCTTATGGAAACCGGGGTTGTAGTTCAACTGATTAGGTTTCAGAGGATTTATCGAAGCGCTCTTAACAAGAAGGAAATTAACCTTGTCGTCAATACCAAATTCTTTTTCAAAAGGAAGTTGGTCTGGGTTAGCTATCTGTAGGATGCGATAACCCTCATCAATCTTCTGCTGTAAGAGGTCTTCTCGTTCCTGTTGGAACTGCTCCCTCTTACGAATGTAAGTAGGAGTGCCTCCATCTGCAGTGTTATCCCAAACAAGAACACCATAGTCTTCAGTGTCAGCTTCAGGTAGAGAATCTACCCTCTTTGCTTCGAAGTTCAGATACTTTGTGACATCCTCTTGACCTTCTCCTAAAACATTATAGGGAGCTGAGACATCTTCGATACCTAGGCGAGCCTTATCTTTCCAGAGTTGAAGGTTACGAACTGTGTGCTCGTAGTCATTCAGCATTATCCCTCGGAAATAGGCTTCTGTCTGCTTGTCTGTAGGAAGCTTGTTGTTTACTGACTGGAAGGTTCTTTCGAATTCAAAGATATCCTGAGCAAACCTACCTACGTCTCCATCGAAACCTTCATAATCTCGAAGGGCTTCCAGAGCACGGATGAGTTCTTTCCTCTGTTTCTTAGGCATTGTACCAATAAGGTCTGCCTGTTCCTTCATAACCCTGAGGGTTTCGTTGGTAGCAAACGTAGCTACATCCCTCTGTGTAGTCTGGAACTTCGAGAGAACATCAGCAGGGTTCCTCAAGAATCCTACGAAAGTATTAGTGAAACTAAGAGGAGTCTGTGTCTCGCTAGCTGTAGTTATTGTCTTTAGATTTCTAAAGTCTAGAGACTCATCGAGATGCTGGAAAGTTTCAATAAAGAAGTGCTCTCCAAGTTGTTTTACTTCGTAGTTAGAATTAGGCAGCCGAAGGACTTTGCTAGCATGTGCTGCAGCCAATGCTTCACTATCGAAACCTTTCCCTTTATGACCGAACAGAGCGTAGACACGTCCTAAATTTTCAGGAGTGTCTGCCTGATCTACTGTACGGAAAGAACCAGTAAGGATATTAGCTCGTGACTCATCGTATCGAGAGGCAAGTCGGACCTGTGCCTTCTCAATAAGCTCTTCCAAGTTGCTGTCTGCTCTACGTCGTACATTCTTTGGGTTAATAGCAGTGTCCAAGAAGTCTCTCTGTAGAATTTGCAACTCTCTGACCAGATTTCTTGAAGAATCTAGGCTCATATTAGCCCGACCATTCAAAATCCTGTTCGGAGTGAACAAAGTAGGTACTTTTGTCCAGTCAATCTCCCATTGACGGGTCTCTTCGTTATAAAACTTGGCTGCATTCTTGAAACCAGTCTCTACTTCTTTGAAGAGACGCATTCTGGAGGCGTTTTCGACGTCCCCCACGGCGTTTAAGACCTCTGCAGGGTCAGGATTACCTCTAGGAGTCGAAAGGCTCTGTGCGAGGTCCTGAGCGGCCTTCCTAGTCTGCTTACTACCTGACTTACCTACAGCTTTTGCTATAATCTTAGCTCCACCGATGTCTGTAGCAGTCAAGAAGGCATCAGCTACCTGCCAAGCGTTCCTGAAGAAGGCTGTGTTGCTGCTGAAGTTAGCCATCTCGTCTAAGAAGGCCAACTCAAGCTGAGCATTCGTCTCACGGAGACCGAGAGCTACTTCTTTCACCTTGGCTAAGAACTCAGACTCAGATTGAATCATGTAGAGCTCTTGGATTGTCTCAGCAAGCTCTGTACCGGGTTGAAATAACTTAGCAAGAGCTCCTGAGGTGTTACCAGCTCCAGCAATACCAAAGTTTTCCCTGAAAGGAATCAGAGTTGCAGCAAAGTCCAAGCCTTGTGATACAATTCCCTGAGAAGAAGAGTAGTTCTGTGCTTCTTCTTGGAGATTTCTGACAATATTTTGTTTAGCCACAAAACCACCAGCAATATCTAACTGGTTCTGAGCATACTCCGGATCTCCTTCTAGAGCTTCTTTCAAGACCCTACCAGAATTGGCTGTAACAGCAGTACTCAGAGCTTTCTCTGCATACAACTTGTGTAGAACCGTTTCTGGATTAGCCTTAGCTCCATCAGCAGCATTCAGAATAGCCTGTTGATCTGCAGGAGAGAGGGGAGTACCCGCTCTGTTAGCAGCAGAGATCAACTCATCAACAAGACCACCTCTGATCTTGAAGTTTTCCTGAGACTCTTTAGCGGCTACTTCCTGCTTAAGAAGTTCTTCATCACCACTCTTCACTACCTCGTGAATCTTTTGGCTTGTCTGCTCATCTGCACCAGTAGCAAACGAGTACCGGGCAGCCCTGTTGGCTGCTCCAGTCTTCGTAAACTCTGGTGTAGGAGCTTGAAGCTCATCAAATGCAGGAAGATCTGTCATAGTTTATCCTTAAGCGAGGGAGAACAGAGATTCTACAACTCGACCACCGGCCTGAGAGTTGTTTGTCAACTGACCACCGAACGAGCTAACACCCTGTCCAAGAGCTACTTGCGAGCCAGCAGAAGCTATATCAGAGTTAGCCTCAAAGAGACCCTGTCCGATACTTTCTGACTGGTCTACTCCTGTAGCATTGAATGCAGTGTTAGAACCTACCGCAGCAATACCACCCTGAACACCAGAAGAAGTTTGACCTACACCTGAGTTAGCAGCGTTATTAGAGATCACACCCTGAGAAATCAACATCTGTCTGATCTGTTCACGCCGTTTACGTGTAGATTCAAGACGCATCTGTTGTGCTCGAAGAGCCTCAGCCCTACGAGAAGCTTTGGCCTGCTTCTTTTGACCTTGATATTGAATAGCAGTACCAGCCACACTAGCAGCTAGGCCAATACCACCGATAATAGTTGCAGCAGTAATTGCAGCCATATTAATTTATCCTTTTGATATAAGAAGTTTCTGCTTTTTTGAATCCCATACGTTCGTACAGCTTACCTACGCGCTCATCCATCAATGACAAAGAGCAAATATCTGCCTTAGCGACATTTTTAGCCCAGTACATATAGGTACTAAGCAGATTTCGTGCCATTCGGCTCTTTCTTTCCTCTGGAATAACAAAGAAAGCGAGCTCTTGTGTCTGAGTTTCGTCGGAAAACAGAGAGGGAATGGCTACACCTATTAAAAACCCACCGGGAAGGCCCTCATCTGTCTTTGCGATGGCAAATAATGAGGGAAGTTGATCTGAGAACACTAAATTATCAAAACTAGATCGGATTCGGTCTTCCGAGAAGCTGTCCCAAGGTGAAAATTCTTCTTGAAACCTTTTGAATAGTGGCATGAGTGAAGTAAGGTCATCTTCTTTGCCGAGGACTATCATAGCTTTCCTATTCTGATTGATCCACCAGTACTTTTGTACTCCAACCAAGCAGTTGGAATGGGGCAGTACCGGATGATTTCATTTGTAATTGAAGTGCCTGTCCTTTTCCTCGGATCTTGAGGCGTCGGATGGAGACATTGTGGTTAGCATCATGTTTATAACCCTGTTGAGTTCCTGTCCAACGCTTGTCAGCAGTGGTATTAACGTAATCCCACAAAGTACTAACAAGGACAGAACTACCAGAGAGTGTATTAGTATAGACGTTAACATAATTCATTTGGCTTTCTGAAAGAGCACTACCGGGAAGGACATAACCTGAGATAAGGTAGCTGTCGTAGTTTACACCTCCAGCACCATCTGCTGTTACCCAGTCTGCAAAGATTGTTGTATCAGAGTGGTCTGCAAAAGTGTAGTTGTAGGTTGTACCAGAACTAAGAGTACCACAGAAGTACTTAAAGGTTTGATCGATTTGTTCAGTGATACTAGCGTTAACTGTAACGGTAGTCACTGAGCTATCGACAACTGTGTCACCGTTAGTCATCTGGACATCAGCTTCTTCTGAACCCTCGATGACACCTTCTACACTAACAATACTCTGTACGTCTACACCTGAGGAGGTATCTATCGTCCAAGGGTAGAAGGCTCCTGTGCCTGTATTAAAGTTTAGTACTCGATTGTATATGTGTCTATCAGAAACATCCGCTGGATCAGTACTCTTAAAGAGCCACTGAATAACCTTGTCTGTGTGGTTATAAGCTCCTGTAGCATAGAGTTTAGATTGTCCGGGTACTGCATCATAAAACGTCTGGATAGTCTTCTCTGTTAAGCTTGTTACCGAGGACGACCCGAGACCTGTTTCGTCTCCTTTGACTGTGAAGATACCGTTGAAGTTCCACCAGACAGGCACACCTTCTACATCTACAAAAGATGAACGAGAGATGGCTCCTTCTGAAGCAATTCTTTCTATACTAAAGTCTGTAGCAGAAAAACCAACTGCTTCTGATCCTTGGATAGACCAAGTACCATTGGATGCGAACACAATAATAGCATTCTTAAGAGCAAAGAGTTTATAGATAGTTCCGATCTCTGGGACAACAATCACTCCACCATCATCGGCTAACAGATCAGAGAAACTCTCGTCTGTAGGATCATTCTTCTGATAACAGAGACCTGACCTAGAGCTGTCTTTTAGTACCTGAGAGAAGTAAATTCTATTATTGTAACCATCTGCAGTAACACCAGCGTAGAAGATACGAGAAGCAAAAGCAGCGATTGTCCTAGGTCTATTAGCACCTGAGGAAACAGAAGTAATATCACCACCAGCCTGTGTTTCACCAGTCAGAGTATACTTGGTATCCATCGAGTCACCCTCTGAGTTGGTGACAGCATTCCGATCCATATCGAAAGCATTAAGAATGAAGTAACCCTTGGCTGCTTCTCCAGTACTCCAAGTTTTAGTATTTATTTCTGCTGTATTGAATTCGTCTGTAGCGTCTTTAAAGATCCACCAACGATCTGCATTAGAAGGAACATCAGTTCTATCCGTATCCCAATGAGCTACAGGATTGACATCAGTACCAGCGTCTTCTTGTACATCATTAGCCCATCCTTGATTCCACAGGTTATACAGATGGTTGATATCCATACTATCTACTGTAGCGGTAGGACGTTCATCTACGGCATAAGGATCGTCAAGAGAACCTTCGAGGTCTCTAACTTTAATTGTTATCGTTGTCTCTGTTATACTAGGAACAGAAGGATCTAGAGTAACATAAAAGGGATCTAGATAAGGATGAACTACGTAGAGATTACCATCAATCTGAGTAAAGTCACAGAGATGAGATGATACTTGAAGAGAGGTAGCTCCTGAGACTTTCTTAGCATCTAGGTCTGTAGTAAAAGATTCCTTACCCGGAGAGATAGAAGAAGAGTTCATCGTGTAGTAGTACAGATCAGTTCCTACCTGAACGACTACAAGGTTTTCATTTGGATCACCTGCTGCAGACTTCCACATATAGGAGGCAACAACAGATTCATTCCGGTCTATGGCAGTACTTGTGTAATCAGTTTCGTACTCAAAACCGTTACGCCGACAAACAACTCCTTCATCTTTTGGGGTAACATCCCACATTTCGACAGCAGCATGCTCAGGGAAATTCAACCCTGTAGCTTCTGTTACGAGACCCTTGGTAAAGTTGTTCTCGACTAGTACTTCCACTTTACGCGGCATTTAGTTATTCCTTGTCAAAGAGTTCTTCTTTGTTCGCCTTAGTCTTCTTTACCTTAACTTCAGTATAACGCTTCTCATTCTTTGTGTCTAGATACTTATGAAATGCTTGTACTGCAAGGTCGTAGCTCGTATAAGAGCCTCCAAGATCAAAAGGTTTTCCGCCCTTTTCAAAACGAACTGTCCAAAATCCATATGGACTGTTTGCTTTTGAGAACACAGCTCGGTTACCATTGTCTAGGTCGAGGTAACGTGTGTCTAGTTTATCTCTTGCTTCGTCGGTCATGACGTTTTGCATGCTTATCTCTTTCTCCCATACTTGGGATAACGTTTGTAGGCAGGTCCAGTATCGATATTCTCTGCCTGTGGGTTTAACCTAATCCAACCTTTACGAGACCTTTCCTCAGAGATTGGGTCTCTCTGTTGTCTGAGTTTAGCTGAACTAGCTTTCTTACTTTCCTCAATCAAGAGACTGAACTCTGTAGCATCTAAGTCTGGAGTAAATGAGTCAGACATAGTGAAGACTGGTTTAAGGGTTCCGTATGCCATCGTGAGGTCAGACAGAGCGTAGTCTGGTGAGACGTTAGTATCTATACCATCAAAGATGACATAGAAGTCTTCGAGGACTGTGTAGTACGAAGGAGCCTTATCGGTCCTGTACTTGATGTCATGAGAACCCTCGGTGCCTGTGAAAACAAACTGATCAACTACTGTACCATCCCAAGACATATTACCTGTAAAGGCTAAGAACTCAGCTGGGTGCATATACTGTACTGGTTGGAAGCTCTGACTCTCTGCAACATCGAATGCACTACCAGAGAACACACCAGCAGAGAAAGCTCCGGGCTCCTTCTTGACATCGTATAACAAACTTTCCATCGTCAGAACAGTCGTAGGTAGTGTCATAACTGTCGGAGTAGTTGCTGATGTCTCAGTGAGCTTATAGATGCTCTGCTGCTCAGGAAGCTCTTTCTGAGAAACAATATAGAAGTAGGTAGACCTAATGATATTAGCGACCTGAGTAGCTTCGACTGTATCGTTGATACTGTCTACCTCATCCCCGGAAATATCATTCAGGATATCCTGTGTTATTTCTAATAGTGTAAATTTCATTAAATTTTCCTATACACAAATGATTTGAACACGGCCATCGGCACCTGCACCGCTTGTACCTGTCTCAGAACCACCGCCACCACCACCCGGTTGTGTTCCTGCTGTTGCATTGCTGGCGTCAAAAGCACCCGCTCCGCCGTTACCACCATAGGTTGACGTCCCGCCAGCACTCGCTCCGGGGGAAGCATCCTTAGAACCACCGCCGCCGCCCGCACCGCCCCAAAGAGCATTAGAGCCCACTGAGCTTCCTGAAGTGCTTGTACCTCCAAAGCCGCCGCCGCCGCCGAACCCTCCAATTGCTCGTCCTACTTGGAGTACATTTGAAACGCCACCTGCGCCCGGTCCACGTCCATTTGCGTCAAAACCACCACCGTAGTAAATAACGGACTGATTACCGTATCCGGTTTCTACAAACTTTCTTCCGCCACCCGGCCCACCTAGAGCTTCTAAATGACTGCCAAATGAAGATGTTCCACCATCATTTCCTCTTGTGTTGGCAGTTGTCTGCGCTGCTCCGCCAGCGCCTACCGTCACTGTTTCTGATGAAGCAAGATCAGCAAAAGGAACCATCGTCTCTTCAAACAAGCCACCGCCACCGCCAGCACCTCCATTTGTATTGCTGTGTTTTGACCCAGAACCACCACCGCCCCAACAGCGAACAATCGCAAAACGATAATCTCCAGTTGGTTTTGTCCATGTACCGGATGAATTAAATGTTTGATTGTCGTCAGTAGGGGAAGAGCCGCCAGCATCCTGAAATGTAGGGAGCGCAGCAGCGCCGTTAGATGTTAGTACCTGACCAGATGTTCCTACGCTTGCAATGCTTTGCTGCGCTGCAGTTGTAGTAGTGCCTCCACAAATAACTCCATAAGCTGTATGAGATGTTCTGCCTGTACCACCGCGAGCGACTGTTAACGTACCAGTAGTACCAGCTATGATCGGCAAGCCTGTTGCATTCGTCAGAGTTGCGCTGCTTGGCGTACCTAGTGCTGGTGTAACCAGAGTAGGGGAAGTACCGAAAACAAGAGAGCCTGATCCTGTCTCGTCGGAGATAACTCCTGCCAATTGTAAAGATGTTGTCGCGGCAAACTGACTGAGGGGATTGGCAACAAGCGCATCACCACCACCTGTGAGGGTAGTCCAAGCAGGGTCAGCTCCAGCTCCGTTTGTTTTCAAAAATTGACCAGACGTACCTACTCCGAGGTTTACCCACTCAGTACCATTCCTGTAAAGTATTTCACCTTGAGCAGGAGTTGTCAGGTTTACATCTGTAAGATCGTCTAAAGCTGCTACAGCGCTTGCAGTAGCCCAAGTACCATCACCTCTCCAGTAGGTGCTTGCAGAAGCTCCTGTACCAGAGTTAAGGTTAGACACCGGAAGATTACCTGTAACGTCTCCTGAGAGGTCTATAGGATCTACAGTGATCTGTTGACCTACTATAGTTAGATACGTGCCTGTACCAGCCAGAGTTACATCTGTACTAGCATCTGCTCCATCTTCTACATTGATCAGAGAGCGTACCTGTGTGGCTGTCAGACCTTCAATAAGGGCACCGCCACCAGTTACTCTACCGAGTATCTCGTTGGTTCCAAGAGACACCATAGAAGGAGAACCAGTACCAGACTGCTGAGCTATAAGGCTGAAGGCAGGTGTGAAATCTGATTCCATCACTGCGCCAGCAGCATTTACGTTCGTAGCATCTGTTACGTCTGCACCAGTCTCTATACCTGCAAGCTTACTTACAGCAGCATCATCGAATGCATTGGTATCTAATTCAGCTTCATACAAAGCTTTGATTTCTGCTCCAGTTTGATCAGCGGTAGCAGAAGTCTCGATGGTATCTAGTTTAGTTCCGTCAGTGGCAATATCTCTTCCGTCAACAGTTCCAGAGACCGTTATAGTTCCTGTAACCCCTAGAGAAGACCCATCCCATGTAAGGTTACTGTCGTGGGTAATCTCTCCGTCAGCAGACCAGTGAGCAATTTCATTGTTAACAGGAGTGCCTAAGTATGAGACGAAGCCTGTAGTAGCTCCTAAAGTGGCCCAAACACCATCACCCCTCCAAAAGGTAGTTGCACCAGCACCGGAACCCGAATTGGCATTAGCAGGGACAATACTAAGAGATGCCTCGTGCTGAGTTACAGCTGATTCCGGTACCTGAGCATCTCCTACTTGCCCCGAGATGTCGGAGAATAGAGGACTACGATTAGCCCAATTACTACCATTGTATGCAAGATACTGGAGAGTAGTGGGTGAAGAAATAGAAACATCAGAAAGGTTTCCAATACTCTCTCCTGTTATTGCTGTCAGATACGTCTGCAGATCAGATATCTGAGACTCTGTGATTGTTATCGCTGATCCAATAGTCGAGGTAGTTGTTGCGTCCAGCGAAGTAACGCCTGCTACCTGTCCTGAAACTGTAAGTACGGTACCTGACCAAGTAAGATTTGCGTCTCCTTCTAAGCCAGTAGCCGAGGTCCACACACCAATCTGGTTGTCTACAGGAGTACCAATCGCAGATATAGCTCCACTTCCAAGGGAAGCAGAGAGAACACCAGAAGAGGACAATGTCAAGTTATCCCCTAAGGTAATTTCAGCAGCAGTACCAGCTCCACCAGTCCAAGCACCCAGAAGGGTCCCTGCTGTCAGAGTAATGGTATGCTCTTCATTCCAGTTAGGGCCATCGATATCAGTCGAATTGGCTGTAGCTGCTTTTGTACTCAGAGTAGTATGTAAGACACTCAGTGTCATTATCTGCCTCCAGAGACTATGTTACCTGTGTCTTTAACCCAGCGTTTAAGTCCCTGATGACGCTTCTTGCAATCACGGAGACTTACCCTGTCTGTACGCCACTGGTTTTCCAGATTACGATTTGGGTTTATCTGGACTGGGTCGTTGCAGGTCTTTGTCAACCTCGACGGGGGTTGTAGGAAGACCGAACCCTTTATTGAGGCGGCGCAACCCGTCAACACCGATACACTTATTAGTAGACTCAGGGTCATTACTAGCTTTTTCATCATCTTCCTTTAGAGCCTCGTTGAGTGCTTGTTCGAGAATGTCGTTAGCGTCCAGTAGTTCATTATGTTTGTTTCTTAGATAGTCCAACTGTTCAGTAAGTTTGATCTGGTTAAGAAGGTACTTCTTCTCTACCTTTTCCTTACCTATGGATACACCGTTAAAGTGAACCAAGGCCAGCGTCATCAGACCCGCTGAACCGTAAGCTATCGTCTTCACTATAGTCGGGGTCATCGCCCCCATTACCGAACTTAGGATTAGTTTTAGCATCAGATATCCTCGCTACAGCTACCAGTATAATACCTAGTGCTGCCGTAATTCCAAATACAGCAGTCAACCAATCCGGTATACCCGGAAGGAACGAGACCTGCTGTGCTACCTCGTTAACCTGAGAACCAACGATACCTACACCTGACATAGTAGCACCTGCCATAGTCCTAGAGCTCTTTATCTCCTTAACCCACTGACGTTGGTGTCCTACTGTCTTGAAACCTTTAGATCGAGCCCAAGGCTCTGCGTCGAAACAAGGACATGCCTTGGCGACGTTAGGGAAGTCCCTGTGGCCCTTTACGTTAGCTTCTGGGTACTTGGTACTCAGCTTCTTCAAAAGGCTCTCTAGGGAAGCCCATTGGGCTGCTGTGTAGTTGTTTTCTGGCTTAAGGGTTCTCTCGTTGACCCCTCCGACGAGAGAAATGCCAAGAGAGTCACGATTATAACCACGAACATGAGCACCGACACGGGCATCTGCCCTGCCTTTTTCGACACGACCATCCCTCCGTATAACGTAGTGATATCCGATATCAGCGAATCCACGCTGTTTATGCCACTGGCGAATCTCTTTAACACCGATGTCCATAGAGGGACGAGTAGCTGCTGTGTGGATTACGAGCCAGTTAATCTTTCTCATGACTTTATACCTTCTATTACGACAGAACCGCTTGTTATGTTTCCAGTACTTTGAACCAAACGAAGAGCATTCCAAGCTGTATTCGAATTGATAAAACCTCTAAAGTCTCTATTAGAAATACCTGTAGTGAAATTTGCATCAGTAGTATGAGCGGTATGTCCTACTACTGACGTAGGAACTGCCTGATTGAAATTGTTGATAATCAGTTTACCTGTCGCGTACCTTGTATCATTTGTAATTCCCATTATAAACAAACCAGCATTAAAAACTGATTGCATTTCACCAGTACCGTCTTGGTTAATTCCACTGTAGTAGATAGAGGAAGTAGAGAAAGTGCTTCCATTATCGGAAGAAACGTAGAGTCGAAGGGTACTAGAAGCAGCTGGAAGCAGATCTTGAAAACTTAATATTATGACAGAGTACTTAGATAGTCCTGTTATATCTAGGGAAGAAGAAGCAGATGCGGTTGCTGTACCTGTTCCTATAAGTGTTTCCCAACTATTAACACCAGACGAAGCGTGGTTGTACGTCTTGTCTGCAGCCGATGATAGTCCCTTTGAGTCGTGAAGCTGATTAGAGGTTAGATTTGGATGTAGTACAGCCATTAGAAGTTTCTCCAACCAGTAAGGGTGATAGTCCCACCTGTGAAATTATCTCCATTAGCAGGGTATACCTTTAGTTTATTGTAAGCTTTCCGCTCTCTAACAAATTGTTGCCTAGAACCAACATCTGAGACTACAAAAGTAGTTGTGGTTAAATAGTGCTCTCGTAAACAAGCTACTGTATACCGCTCTTGGTTAAAGTTTGTAATCATAGTAGAAGAGCAGTTAATACCTGAATTAGCAAGTCCTGTATCGTCTTTGAATAATCCGAGAGTTAAACCGTCAGCTATACTAGAAGTATCTCCTGAGCTATGCCACCTGAATTCATAGTAGATTGAACTTGTAGAATAACCAGAATCGTTACCTAACTGACAACGGATATGCTGATTAGTAGAGGTATCTAATTGAATATTGAATGTGTCTATTTGTACAAAAGCAAACTCGTCTAAATCGGTAAACTCTACTACATCTGTGTCAGACGAATAGGTCCAAGAAGTTGTGTATATTAAAGGCTTCCAATCACCTGTACCTGATCCGCCACCTCTAGCAAAGTAGAGTTCTTGATCATTCGCAGAGGCAACACCTTTATCTTCGTGAAGCTCAGAGTTTGCTAGTGCATTGTGAAGTGTCATTCTATTATCCTCTAATGCCCCAGATAGTGTAGGTTATCCTACTAGATGATTGAGAGTTAAGACCTGTGAGTCTCAAGGCGTTGTGAGCCTCTGCTGTTGGATAGTAGGAAAAAGCAGAACCCGCTTCTAAATTGGTAGGTAGAGTGGCACTATCGATCAGATTTCCATTCATATAGACGAAGTTAGATTGAGTACTTGTGTACTGAGAAGCATCGTTAAAATTAGATATAGTGGCAAATCCAAATCCGTCATCAGGGGTTCCACTTGTTAACAGAACAAACATACCTGCTGTTTGAGGATTAAGTATATCTGTGTCGGTGTCAATCCAAGCTGATTTGTATCCTGTAGTTTCGAAAGAACTTCCGTTGTCACTTGAAACTTGTGCTACTAGACTTTGAGCAGATTGCCCTAAATAATTTTCTAAAACTATGAATATCGTTCGGTAGTCTTCAAGACCTGTGAAATCGATCGAGCCTACCGATGATGTAAATGATTCTTCTCCAGAAGCGATGAGTGCTAAAGGTTTATTAAAAGCGCTACTACCAGAGCCTAGGGCCATCTTAACAGTGCCTTTTGCAGCTGTAGACATACCTTTAGTCTCGTGTATATCCGGATCAGTAATCGTACTGTGTGTTTGATTAGCCACTGATAAAACCTTCTATGATAGTCCCTGTTATTATGATAGTCCTAAGGGGAGCCGAAGCTCCCCCTAGGTAGTCGTTTAGGCTACGCGGTAGAACAAGCGCACACGAAGCTTACCCGCCGTATAAGGGTGGGAAGCGTGAGCAGAGTTGGATGCCGTAATGACACCTTCCTCAGCCAGTGTAGTACCCAACTGGGCACCTGCGCCGGTAGACCCTACGCTGATTTCTGTTACTGTACCAGCAGTCGCGAGACCGAGGGCAGTACCAGTAGCAGACGCAGTCAAGAAGCCGTTGTGATCGAGCTCAGTAGTCCGATCAGACGATTTCTTAGTACCGATAAGCAGTGTTGCGGAACCGATAGTACCAGACGAAGTGAAAGCAGTTTCTACTTCCGTTTCGACCTTGAGAACGCGAGCGCCCTCTGGTACCTCTACACCGAAGGCACCCGGATTACCAACAGAGCCAACAATGGCGTCTGTGGCAGACAGGAGTTCAGTGTAATCGATGTCGAATTCGAGGTATTCATGATCACCACCCGTACTAGAGAAGCCACCAGCAGCCTTATCGGCTTCCTGAGTACCAAACTTAATACGAAGGCCGTCATCATTAACCCCAGCTGTCCAAGCAGGCATATTATATCCTCCTTATGCTACTTGGTCGGTGTCAGTGACACATACGACCATGTTTTCTGGACGGTAAAGTTTGAAGCCGTAACGAGAAGTCGTCACGTATTCATCGCGCTGGAAGTCCTTGTTGTACTCGGAGTCAACCTTAGGAGACTGACGGATCGAGCCGATGAACGGGTTAACGTCCGGGGCTGCCGAGAAGAACAAGTTATTAACAGCACCAACCGCAGTGGTAGGTGTGCCAATATTCTCCGTTGCAGTATTCACCTTAAGGTTCTGAGAGACATAGCAATCGAAACCGTAGATGTTAAAGCGGAACTGCATACCAGTGGACATGCCGTCGCGAACGATGCCTTCCCACTGTTTGTTGTTGGAGACGTTTACCAGCTGTGCCAGAGTTGAGAGTTCATACTCAACCGAGGGGTCAAGGATCGCGACGAGGTTAGTCATCGGAACGTTGGCCTTCTGGAGTGCGTAGCGAGCTTTAGCGAAGTCTTTAACTCCGATTACCTCGTCCGTACCTGAACCAATGAAGCGGTGTGCTGCACCATTGATTGCGTTAGTGTCAGCAGCAGTCTGTGCGTTAGGTGCGAGGGCGAGGATATCTACTTCCATAGCCTTTGCGATTGCACGAGCCTGCTTAGGAACAAAGCTGGACACAAGCTCGTTCATATAGAACGAATCCTGCTTAGCCTTGTTTGTGATGTACGTCGCGGACTGAATGTAGTCCGTGATTGAGAAGGTAAAGTTACCAGTATCCATTGCGGTATACTTGACTGCCTGACCTTCTGCGTAGTCCGATACTTCTGCCTGACCGATTGATGGGATATTAATTGTATCACCATCCGGAAAGTCTTGAAGCATACGAACATACTTCATGGCGAAGATCTCATCTTCCAGAACGTCTTTGATCTCTTTTGACCAAAGTTCTGAACGGATGAGATGGTCCATGTTTGATGTTTGCCAGCTCATTAGTTAGACCTTTCCTTTTTAGGAATTTAAGAACTCTGGTCCGATTTCTTGAGCAAGTCTGAACATTTCGTTCTGTACTTCTGGAGAGAAGTATTTCTGAGGATCTGTCTTTCGCATCTCAGCAAAGTCCGAGTATTTCTTGTTTGGTCCACTGTTGTGCTGACTACGCAAAGCTTCGGTATTAACCGATTCGAACACACGGTTCGCAGGCGGCTTAGCCTGTGCTTCACCAGTCAAACCCATTACGGACTTGAAGAGGCTTGGATTCTTCTGAGCTATCTCAAACATCTCATCAGGCGTAGAACCAAGTTCAGTTGCCTTACGGGAGAGTTCTTGTTTATAGTTGTCACCGTGAACACGCTTGGCTTCTGAAATAACAGAATCGAGATTAGCCTCGACTTGAGCCTGTGTGGTACGACGACTGACTTCCTGCTCCACCATGGAACGGATGTCATCAGGAGAAGGAGTTTTCTGCGCAGGTGTTTCCGGAGGTTTATTTCCTTCGTTTAGGTCGGGTGTCATTGCACTGATATTCTCTTCTTTCTTGTTATGACCCACTACTGCACTCCTGAGGTCATTCAGGTGCTCTTCAATTGACTTAGCTTCTGCTAGTGCTTCACGGAGTTCTTTCTGCTCTCGCTTCAATTGCTCAATGAATGCATCAGACTGAGCTTTGCCACGAGCCAGTGCTTCTGGTGAATCAAACTTCTTACCTTCACCAACCAGATCCTCAAGGTAGTTTTTGTCTTCTACGTCAGGAGGGGTGGGTGTATTATCGTTCTCATTAGAGAACAGATTTTCTTTAGACATGGGTTATTGGTCCTTTCCCAGTTTATTTTGTACTGCCGGAGAGATCATCTCCTTTACGGCCATTAGAGACCTACGTCGACCGATGCGGTCAGCAGTCTTGTAAGCCCACGATGGATTGTCGTAGTCGTCGACAGTACCTTCGGATCGGGCCAATTCGAAGAGCATGTAGTCGAGAATCTCGTCTAGTCTCCCCAGAATAAGTGTGTCGTGTACTAGTGCGTTCTTGAAGTCTTCTTTAGCTTTTTGGTCTTTAATTTCCCTAGTCCAGATTTCCTGAATTGGGAAGCTAGGTGACTTCTTAGGCAAGTTCCTCATCTACATCATCCTCTGCTAATCCTGCGGGGGTCCCCGCTTCTGTAGCTACCTGTTCCTGCAATGCCTGCATTTGACGCTGCTGGTCAGCCATTTCGGCAACCCTAACATAAGGAGAAACGATCTTGAAGTCTTCGAGGTCGAAGAGTTCTTCGAATACCCTTGAGAGTTGCAATCCGGACCAATGTACCGATACTGCTTGGTCTTGTGCAATACCTGAGGCCCAGAAGTTAGTGAGGTTCTGAACCCTCTCTGCTTTCTCAGCAAAGTGCTGTGCAGCAAAGGGACGCAGAGTTCCACTACCTGTGATATCTCCTTTAGTAAGCTGGAGAAAATCAGCAAATTTCTCGTCGTCTAGGACACGTACTGTGACCTCGTCGACGTTCTTTCGTGCGATAGACAACATAGAGTTAAGAAGTGGTTCTATGATATCTCGCTCGAATGCCTGAATCTTTGTCTGGAATATCCGGGAAGCTGCGTTCTCAAGACGCTGAACTTCGAACATGGTTTTCTCACCCGGTGTACGGAAGCCCATAGCTTCCTTCGGGGCACCTGCCATCAACTCCATTTGTTCTTGGTATAGGTTAACTTCTAGGTTCAACTTCTGACTATCAAACTCTGCTTGCAGAAGTTCTACGTCTCCGTCATCACCAGTGTGAATCTTCTCCATAGGACCCCATTCGAAGTCCTGAACGTAGCCTTTGATCTTCATAGGGGGAACAACAAGAAGATCAAGTAGGTCAGCCTTAGCATTCTCTACGTGATCGATTCTGTACTGCATACCTACTAGGTTTTCAAGAGGTCCCATACCCCAGAGATTATCAGGACGCTTACGCCAAGGACTATGGTAAATCTCGGCGAAACCAAAATCTCCTCGAACGGGCCTTTTAAGGAATATCTTGTGTCTGTCGAGCACCCAGATCTCGTGGTTCTCCATGAGTTCTCCGGATTCTTGGTCATAGATATCTCCATAGAATTTAAGGATCTCACAGTAGTCTGAGGTCAGATACTCGTGAAAAGTACCGAACCCGTCGATCTGCATCCAATCTTCTTTCTCGTGGGTACCACCTTGATGAGCCCCTACCTTAGCACGATATTCCATCATGTAGTCGAATATCTGCTTCATAGCAGTCTGAGCTTCTACATCATGCTCATGCTCGACCATTTTGGCTACTTCGCCTAGCGAGTAGAGATTACGATAGATCTTTGGCGTCCTACGAATGTCGGTGGCCAACGGATTAAATACGATGTCGTACGGTGAAACACGTACCGCGAGGGGACCAACATAACCTGTGTCCACTTGGCCATCTGCATGTTCAATCCTTCCATCTGACCACACTGCTGTGCAGAGTGCATTTCCAGTTTCGATGTAATCCTGTAGAAGAGTCAGCATAGTAGCCCGGAATTCGTTCCGGTTGGTCACCCAAGTCATGTAGGCTTCGATGGAGTCCTTTTTCTTTTTCTCTTCGTCATCTTCCGAACTTCCAAGCCATTCGATCCATCTACGCTTAGGGAATAGAGATTGTTCGTAGTTTGCCAGTAGGTTGTCACGGATTTGACAGATCTTGGGGATAGTAGTCGTATTGCTCCACGGAGTAAGAGCAGAGCTAGTCTGTGACGTATCTGTTGCATAAACATAATCTCTGATCTCCTTCCATGTAGACTTAGCTCGTTGCCGAGCGTTATCCCAAGAGCAGTATTTGTTTGCGATTGCAGAACCCAGTTGGTCGGGAACAAGAATCTTATTTAGGTCAAAAGTCTTATTCATTCGAAGTGTTATCCTCTAATCCCGCCAAAACGTTTATGGCCTGATAGTTGTCTTTTTCTGTTTCCCATACCCACCATTGAGCCAGATGGGGCTACTGCTTTGGATATGGCGATGGTTAGTGCATCCTTGACATCATCATGTGCTCCGTGACGGACAACCAACTCATCTTCGAGAACCTGGGTGTTTCCACCGCGATAATGCCATATCTGAAGATTTTCGTAGCGAGGTTGGAGGGTAGCTCTAATTCTTTCATCTTTATTACCCTCATTCCGTGTAGGCTTGTGGTGTTCGACTGAGAGAGCCAATCCGAAAGGTCGGATGTAGTTAGCTTTCAGATCTTCTACAATAACCTCTTGTGCAGCCACGGTTTCAGCAATAAGCTTCCTGAAATCCCATTTGGTGTGCATAGCAAGGATACGGTCGAAGTATTCTTTGATTGAAGGGGTTTTGAACCTCTCGATGTCCAGTACGTAGTAATTACGATCAGCGTCTACTCCGAGAACAACAATGCAAGTGTAGTCAGCCGTTTTGGCTAGAGACCAAGCAAAGTCGATACTGGCCGTGACATTAAGGCGACTGGTTTTGTAAAACCAAGCACCGCCACGCCTTGACAAAAACTGAGGGTCATAATATTGAAAATGCTCACGCTTGATACCGGCATTCTCGTAATCATTCGGGTCATTATAGTACTGGGCTCTAAACTGAGTTTTATCAAGATACTGGGCTCTCTTTCGTGCTAAGATCTCTCTAGAGAAGCCAAAAGGCTTGCCGTCGTACCTGACCTGCACTGGCCACAAGAATTGGCCTGTTCCATCCCCACGATCTTCGACTTGACGTTCAAATACCTCATATAGCTCATCCGCACCAGTGATATTACCTTCTTCATCATATTGTTCAACCTTCATCTTCTGTAGGTCGTTATACAAGTCGTTAGGATGGTATCGTGTACCGACAATCCATTCTTTAGCTTCCGCACCCTCAATAGAGGATAACAGAGAATATTGGTGTCTTACTTTCTGCCTACCTTCTTCGGTATAGGCATTTTCCTTTACAACCACGTCATCCATAACAGCAATATCGCAATGCAGACCAGTAATCGTCCCAGTAAGACCTGATGTGAATATGCTCGGGTCTCTAATTGCTTCTGCTTGTCTTTTGGGATGGTCAACAGAGATTTCTGTTTCTGTCCACTTCTCACGCTTGCTTTCCTCCACGTTAACCATGTCAGGCCAGTAGCGACGGTAGATCTCGGAAGTAAGAATCTGTTTAATGAAGCCAAGCTGCTTATTCGCAAGGTTCTGGGTAGCTGAGATATACAATATCCGGATTGCTGGGTTCTTAGTAAGTTCCCATGCTACCCGGTAAGCGATCATAGCGGATTTCCCGTGATCTCGGGGAAACAGAACTAGCTGATGGCTCTTTGCGTCTTCTCGTGTCCACCATCCGATAACATCCTCGTGGAGGTGTCCTAGGAGACGCATAGGGTGAACTAGTTTAATGAATGTGACTAGATCTGCTTCTGCTGCTTCTCGGATCTGGTCTATCTTAGAAGTTTGTTGTTTCAAAATCTTATCCAGTAATCTTGCCGATAATTTTTACAGTTATACCTGTTAGAACAGACATAATAAGAGCCGCTACTACCGTCAGGACTTTCCAGCTTCCTTTAGCCCCTACGAGTGTGTCTCTCATTTCCTTTTGGGTTTGCTTAATCTCTGAGACATCTTTCTGTAGGTGTGTTATCTCTACTCGGATCTCGCCAAGCTCTCTCTCATGTTCTGTCGCCATTAGTTCAGAATCCTTTCGAGATCTTCATCTACTTGAGTCTCGCTGCGAGCCATCTCGTTAGCAGCTCTCTTTACTTGTTCTTTTGTAGGACGTCCCTTGGTGTTCTTGTTCTCCTCTTTAGGACGCCATCCTGCGTCTACGAGGAATTTATTAGCTGTATAAGCATTGCGAGAGTCTGACTTAGCTTCTCTCTTGATTCTACGGAGGGCAGCTCCTCGGATCTTGAGCTCAAGTTCTTCTCTCCATCTTTCGATGTAGGGTTTGAACCATGCGCAGTTACAAAGTTGTTTCCAGTGTCCCCAACCCCCGAGGTACTCATCAGCAAAATCCCACTCCGTTAGATCTTCTGCTTCCATGTATAGACGATACAACGAAGGGAAACCCTCGTGGTCCTGATCTTTCAGTGTATAAACAACAGAAGACTTGTCCCCGAGCGTCTGCTCAAAGAACAAGCCTTTGGTGAAATATACACCTTGTTCGTTACGAAATTTAGTGGCGAAGCTCATATGTAAACAATGTCTTTCATAAGAAAATACCTTTGCGCGTCAAAATTTTCTATAGAATTCTTTAGGTTCCCTAGAGAGAACAAAAGAGAGAACAAAAGGGATATTTATAGATAAACTCTAAAAGTCTCTCTATTCGCTTCCCGCCGTCTCTATAGGATACTTTAAGTATCTTAGGCTCTATCTCTATACCAAGAGTATAACAGCCGATTCTACCTGTTGTCAAGTACCAGAGGAATAAAAGGTCTTAAAAGTTGAAACCTCGGAATTTCTCTTAGTGATTGCTTACCTCCCATTCACATAGATAACCGCGAGGTCATCCCCCTGTACCCCCTTAAATACTCCTTGCTACAGATTAAACCTCGAGTATCCATGTATGGTCAGGGATTACGGTGATGATGGAGGGATGTTACTCATCCCAAGAGTACCACTGCCTACCCTTAACGCATTGGTATCATTGAGTAATCAAGTGGAGTACGCTTCGTATCCTTGTGTTCTCTTGTGGTATCACAGTACCATCACTGCATGGATGCACTCGATGCCTAGCCTAACCTCACTTCCTATCACTACACTAACCACTCCGTTCCACAACAGAGAGCCACTAGTGGACGCTCACGCTCCTCTTCGTTCCACATGACAAGCCTCGCTTCGCTCGGTCCCAACGATATCCGAAGAGGATATCCTCGTGATCATGTTACACTACGATACGCTCCGCTCTCTCTGTTGTTACACTCCGTTCCTATCACCACTCAAGTAATCAACCTAACCTTCGTTCTGTATCTCTCCACT